GGCGAGTACTTAGTGTACTACGCCCTCCTTCTTCGTGGTCGGAATTGCCACCCGGGAAATTCGGGCCTGGAACTACGAGTGAGCGAGCAAGTATACGTGATCGGTGGAGCTGGAAGATATCTCTTCCATATTCCGTACCGTTCACTGTATATAGCTTGCGGCTCTTGGACACCAAATTTGGTAAGACTTTCGAACGAGCCCCTCTTATTCACCGATATGGTGTAACAAGAGTAGGCGAAGTCCCAAAGTCTATCAAAACCAACAGATTCGTATCAAGCGAACCTGCTGGGAACATGTACTCACAAATGAGCGTTGGGGCAGCGCTAACAGCGGAGATGCGTAAGCATTTCCGACGTTACACTAACCTCATCGATCAGGCGGAGCATAACGCGCTTATGTTTAGTAGACTTAAGCGCTATACACGTTCTGGTGTGCCATACTACGTCAACTACGCCACTATTGATTTAAGTGACGCAAGTGACCATGTTTCTCGTAGACTTGTCAGCCTTCTTCTCCCTCAGTGGAAAGAATTCCTCTTCGGAGTTCGATCTACTTTTGCTCGTTTCCCCGACGGTGAGTTGGTTCCTTTACGGACCTTCGCACCTATGGGAAGTGGAGTCTGCTTTCCGATCCTGAACGCAATAGTATTGGGCTTAGCCCTTTACGCTTGCGAGAAGGATCCTTGTCATATATGGGGTGACGATGCTATCGTTCCCTCAGACAAGGCGTTGTACTTTAAGAGTCTCCTTAAACGGAGCGGTCTTGTAGTCAACGAAGGAAAATCTTGTTGCAGCGGTTGTTACCGTGAATCGTGCGGAGTTGAATTATTCAACTCAATACGCACACTAAATGAAGAGAAATGGTATCCATTGGATATCACGCCCCTTTATATCAAGGTACACCCGTCCAAAGTAGATTCAGCAACCTTAGAACAATGGTTCCAGAAATTGGACCAGAAGAACTGGGTCGCTACACGGAATGCTATTGCCGATATGGCGCGTCATGCGCTACCGACAAAGCAACGCTGGAATCAAGATTACCAGCGATGGGAAGTGAGGATCGTGAAATCTAAGCCGATTATACGCCTTAGTGCTCTCGATGGCTTGTACGGGCTCGTGCGTTGGTTCGGGATTAGGACCCAACAGGATCCTAATCTTCCCAACGCCGATATACATACACCTAGCCGGGAAACTCGCATGGTTCGCCAATGGCAAGCCATGGCGGATTTTCCGCTCCTTTCACACTGGTTTGTTACCAATACTACGGGC